CCGTACCTAGATAGTCAGTGACTAATCTAGGTACAGTACTATTCTTTAAAAAGAATATATTTTTACTATTAGGAATTATTTGGTTATAGTTAGGCCAGATTTTATTGACGTGGTCAAATAAATCTTGGTCTAACCATTTTGTATTTAAATATGTTGTTATTATTTCCATTACGCTGTTAAATATTTAATCATTCTTGGGTCACCTGCTAGAATCTGAGCAAAATTATTACCTGCAGACATAGTTTGTTTTACCATTAAGAATTTTTGGTCTACAGAAAAACTAGGATGTAGTATTAACTCTAGATATTGCTTGATGTTATCTTTAGACATTCCTTTACCGTGATGTCTAGCATAGTTAAACATCCTAGTACATAAAATAGCTGCTGTAGCACCTTTCCAATTAACAGAATCTTCTTCAGAATCACCACAAGCTGCAGTTAACTGCGCTTTAGCTGTAGCTATATCGTACACCTTTAGTAATTTCTCTACAGAAGGAAGTTTATCTAACCTCTTGTTAATAAAATTAGTCAACTGTCCGGTTATGCTGCTTCCTACAGATATATTACCGAATAAAGATATCTTATCTAGATGTTTATCAAAATCATCAATAGTAGATACTAAGCTAAAGAATTTATCCATCATACGAGGAGTTACATTGCCACTAGCACTAATACCCTGGTCCTTCTTTTGTTCCAATAATTCTGGTGCCCATAAAACAAAATTAATTAAACGCTCGTCTAAGCCAATCTTTTCTGCGCGTTCAGCCCAGTCTTGAGCATCCCATACCATATGGATTTTCATCATACGGTCATTTTGAGCTTTATCCATAGAAGATACATTATACTCGCCATCATCAGGATTTTCTGTTAAAATTATCTGAACTTTCTTGCTCTTCAAATCCCAGCCAATCATAGTCTGCTCATTAATTAATTCCATAACTGCTTGACTAAATAATGAGTTACCCCTAGAGTAATCGTCTAATAATAATAAAGAGTTATCTTTTAAGTTAACAACCCAGTCTGGTGGACATGGTGAAGTTCTAGTAACGTTAGCATATTTATAACCTGCTTCACTAGACCTTGGTAATAAATTTTCTGTTACCCATCTAACATCTTCTCCCTTAATTACTTGATACTCCTTACTATAGTAACCTACTAATTCACTAGGCTCTGTTAATTGGGCTAGATTTAATTTATAAAATCCTCTGCCTAAATCTTTAGCTAGTTCTCTACATATAGTAGTCTTACCTAATCCTGGAGTACCTACTAAGCTTAACGCTACTGGGATTCCACCGTCTGCCATGATAGTATCATTTGCAGAGATTACTTGTTTTAAGACACCGTATGTCTCGTTTGGTTTATATGTTGTTTCTTTCATAATTTAATTTTTTGCTGGAATTTTTATCCAAGGTGCATGTTTTTCAATTGAATCTTCTCTACCATTTGAGCTAATTACCCATAATAGTCTTTTGTAACAAGGAGGCGGTACTTCAGCTTCACCATCTGTAAATATAATACAAGATGTATAAGTAGACTGGTTATAGAAATCTACTGCTGCTGTAAATGAAGTGCCACCACATTGAGTTCTAGGGAAATCATTATTTCCTTTGTACTTAACTACTTTGCTTACTGAAGTATCAAATGCGCGTATTTCTAGATTTACTTTTTTCTGTAAGTGATACAACTCATTTAGAAAATCAAATAACTCTTCTTCACTAACTGATCCTGATTCATCTATCAGTATCAATACTTTGTTTAAAGGTTTTAGTACTGTCTTAGGCTGGCCTGGAAAACGTTGATTTTCCTTGATTCTACTGCTTTTTATAATAAATTTATTAGAATTTCCTACGAAGTTCCTTATATATTTATTATAGTTAAATACTGGTTTAGGTTTAACAAATCCTTGTATCAACTGCTCTATTTCAGCAGGAACGTTTCCTTGACTCTTCTTAATCTCATCAACTATTGATTCGATTGTACTTTGTACTTGAGATACAATAGCGGATTTTTCTGCTTCAGATAAACTTTCTACAGGTTCACCATCACTATCTACTATTTCCCATTGATGTTGAGCTTTCTCATCAATACCCATTTTTTCTTTTTCTTCTTCAGGTAACTTGCCTAACTCATGATAGTAATGATGTCTACCTGCATGTGGTTTCCAATCTAGTTTAGGATACTTTTCAGCAAAATCCTCTAGGAAACAACCCCATGATGGTAAGAATTCTTTATCTATCCTTTGATTTATATCAATATCTGTAGCAATATTATCTTGCTTAGAGTTAGGATACATATCACATGTTAGTAAATGAAATTGTGTAAGATGGCCTGCTTCATGTTTAAGTACACCTAGACGTACATCATCTGAGAATTTAAACCATTCATCTGGGTTTATAATTAAGCAAAAATCCATTGTACTTTTGTTGAGACTAACTGCAGCTAAGGGAACCTTAGTGTTTTCTTTCTTTTCTATAGAGGATATAAATAATCCGTAAAAAAGGTCATTAATTAGTAGCTTTTTTGTGAGTCTACTAATGTCTAATATTAAGTTTTGGTTCATTAAATTGCTCTAAGAGCTTTTTTGTTTGTTCAAATCCGAATTTTTTGTAATAATCTGATATGTCTTTCTCTTCAGGTAGATAGAATACATCTAACTTAAATTCCTTGAGTACTTCATTAGTAGCTCTCACCCCTGCATTGTCATTATCGAAGTTTATAATTATTTTTGCAAACCTTTTTTGTAGCACTGGAATTTTATCTTTCCAAGCTGATAATGACTCAGAATGTGGTGCCACAGCATTAATACCAAATCTTCTATATAAAATTAAATCTTTCATAGACTTAGTTACTATACATAATTCTCCAGTCCAATCTAATTGGTCATAGCCTTGTAAATCTGAATGAGATGTATTACCTATAAACCTATAGTTATCTGCTTTGTAATGATAAAGTTTCCATTTACCATTAAAATAATAACCTATACAAGGATTGTACGTATTATAAGCGTACTTTAAGTCACCATTAATCCAGTAATGATTGATACTGAATACTTTATATTCTTTGCATAACTCTGAAGTCAGGCCAAAAGATTTTAAATATTCTCTATCTCCTACTGTAAAAGGTTGTATTTTAACTTGTACATCTTTGTATTCTTTATCTTTACGTTCTATCTTTTTATTAATAAAGAAGGTAGAAGGCTTATTGCCTATAAAGGAATCATATACTTCATTTAATGCATCCCAGAAAGAAATAGATTTAATGTGCATTATGACTCCTATACAGGTATAAGCTTTATTTTGTGCAAAATCCTTAAAGAATAAAACGTTCTCACGCCAAAAGAAATTACAGTCCGCTTTTGCATCATTGCGTAACGGACTTGTAAATTTCTTATTAAGCTCACAAAAACCCAAATAACGAACATATACTTCCTCTTGAGTTATTCTATCGAATATCCAATCAAAAGATAATTTTTCCGGTTTACTTGAGAGTCTGTACATTCTATTACAATTTAGAAAGGTAAATCATCTGTACCACTAACAGCATCCATATCTGTAGGAGAAGCTGTAATTTTAGTTACTTTCTCAGTTTTACTGATAGATAAATCTTTTGCTTCTTTAGCAATAAAACCTAAATACTTAGTAAACTGTAAGTTATTCTTGTCATTGTATACTAATTTAATAGCTACTGATTTACCAACATTATTTTTACCTAGTAAAGCAATTACACCATTAGCAAATTCTTCATAAGTATTACCATGTAATACTGCTTGCTCTTCAGGAATAAATTTAGTCAAGATATGCTTGATTCTCTTAGCCATATTCTCTAGCTTTTTCTCATCACCGTCTTGAACATCCCACTCGATGTGTCTGTACACTTCCCCTTCAGGGCCTCTAAAAGTAAAAATTAATACTTTGTCACCTGTACCATCTTTTCTTGGTGACTCAAATGTAATTGACTCTAATGTTACATTAGCAGTAATACCTGCGTTAAATTGTTTTGAGTTCGTTGACTCTGCTACTGTTTCGTTGTTAAATCCGTATGCCATAATTCTTATTTATTTAAAATTGTTACTTCTCCTTCTTCGTTAAAAGATACGTTATGGTCAGGAGCAAAATCCATAACTTCTTCTACTGTATACATACCTGCTATCTTATCTGGTGCAATTCTATTGGCACCTAGAGATAAACATCTTGCATACATCATGTACTTAGGCATTTTAGTCCAGTTATCTTTAGTGGTAAATCCAGCGCGTACTGCATCTGACCAATAAAAATTAGCTGTTTCTACTATTCCACCACGGTGAAATTCTATCGTAGTAACAAAATCAGCTTTACCATCATCTTTGGTAAACTTCTCAAAATCTTGAATAGTCTTGTAGCTAATACCATTAGCCCACAATAAACCACCTAGCGCTTTGGCTGATAAAGATAATCTACCTTGGATAGAATAAATCTGGTGAAATGCTTGCATAGGTTTAAGTCCTAAGTCTTTACCAAATTGAGCTATAGCAAATGCTTGCTCAATTGTCTTAATGTTTGATGGTAGACTTTTACTATCTATTAGTAATTGTAACTGTTCCATCTCATTAGAAGGCTGTTGCCTTACTAATGTTGTTTCTGTTTTCTCTGTCATGATTCGTATTTTGTATAATCTATTTTTGTTGCTTCTTCAAGTTCACTATAAAAGGTAGTAGCACCATTAAAATATAATGGTATATATTTATTCGCCAACCCATAATGTCTGTCTTTAAGTATTTTTAAACTTACGTATCTATCTTTAAGAATCTTAATATCATAACCCCTGTGTCTTGTGATACTATATCTAACAGGACTAAACAAAGCCATAATAAAATGATAATCTCTAGCAGTTTCTTTACAATTAGCCAAGCCAGGAATGGATGGTTCTAATTTCTCGTCAATAGATTGACCCTGATGGTATTCTTGTTTATCATTAGTCATATCTTGCTGCTGAACCGCAATAGTAACACAATTTAACTTTTTAACAAAGTGCTTTAGACAGTAATGTTTACTAAATTTGCCAATAGCCTCATACAGAGATTCTCCTTTTTCTGGAGTTAACAAACTAATGTGGTCAACTATTACAAATGCCCATAGATTAGGATTAGTAGGTACATATTTTTTACCTATTTTTTCTTCTACATTACCACCTACTTCACTACCATTTTCTAAATGCCAATCGTGTACGTGTTTATAGATTCCATAACCATTGTAAACATGGTCAATAACGTCTACTTTAGAAGACATATCATCAACCCATTGTTTACATTGTTTAATCTTTGTAAGGGTATCATCATCTAAGGTATAATTACCTAGAGATTTAAGTTGTGCCAAAGACAAAGTAATTTCATACATCTCATATAATAGACTACTAATCATAGATAACCAAAATTCCTCTTTTGATTCCTCTAATGCAAAATATAAAATCTTGTAATCTATTTCAGGATGCTCTTTAATAAACTTGTACACTGAAATAACAGCAAGAAACTTAGTCAACTTAGTTTTACCTACAGAAGTTGCAGCAGTTATACAATAGTAATGCCCGCGTTCCCATCCAGGAAATTTTTGAGATAACCTTTCAAATGGAAATAGT